ATATAATATAGAAATAGGTGGCTTTTCCCTAAATTGGGCTAAAAATTGGCTATTATTTAACCCCAGGGCGGTTTTTCTCCCCCGCCTAGGCCTAACTTTTTCTGATTTTTAAGGCTTTTTAGCAAAAAACACCTTTTATATCACATATAGACCACGATTTTCAGAAATTACAGTTTAGACCTTTAATAACCGTCTAAACACCCTTTTTCGGACATATAGACCAGGTTAAAAAGTAAAATAGGGGTTTATATGTCTTAGAAAGGTATAAACGCGATTTCTGAAGTGTAAAGAGACCACTAAACCCCCCTCAAAAGTGGCTTAAAGGGACGCCTATTATTATATTTATAAATAAACGAAATGAATTTTAATAATATTACCCCCCAAAATAACTCCGAAAATAACGCCCAAAGGGATCTATCTAGTATTTTTGATATTAACACGATTAATTATTTTACTTTAAGAAATATAAAAAATTTTAATGATAATAGTATATCCCAAAGTTTAAAAAAGTCTATATACAATGTTTATCAAGCTTTAGATAATTCAGATATAGGGCATCTATTAAGGTTTGTTAGTGAGAAAAATAAAAATAAATTATTTAATGAATATGAGATAATGACTATAAATACCGAATTACCTAAACAATTTTTAGAAAAATTTGCTATTTTAGTTATAAAACGTAAAATAAGAGTAAAAATAGTTTGTAATTATATTGAGCATTTTTATAAAACAGGTTATGACCTTGATAGGTGTGCTTATTCTGATTTATGTAATATTATTGATGAATTATTTGTAAAAAACCCTGAATATAATAAAAGGAATATTAATGTATTGTTTAGAAGTATATTAAGAGAATATTGGGAAGATTTAGGCTTTCAAACATATTCAGATTATAAAGAGTCTTTTAAACATATAATTGATAATGCTAATTATAGATACTTTAATAAATATTAAAACTTTAAAAATTAAATTATTCTATTTTATATCATTAATTATGATATAAAATTAATATTATTATATATTATTATTTATAAATATACGAAAAGAGGTTTAAAGAATAAACGATTATATATTTTATAAAAAAACGAAATGAATTTGAATAAAGAATTTGACATAAAATATAATAATTTCCACAGTTTAAACTTTACTGAAAATTTTAAAAATAATTATTACTCTAATAAATGTAAAGATTATATTAAAGAGCTTTATAGTTATTCAGTAGAAGATTTAAAAAAAAACATTAGACACCACGATTGTGACGATAATAAACAAATTTTTGAAATATATTCAAAAGATCCACAACATTGGACTATACAAGATAAAACAAACTTTATAAAATTTCAATTATATTGTCAATATGAGGAGATAATTATAGAGTGGCATTGCGATCAAGCGGATGAACAAGAAGGCATACCTTTTAATGATCTTAAAAATTTTATTGAACTTACTTTTATTATAAATCCGACAAAAAATAGAAAAAATCATAATATGATATTTAGAAGAGTTATTAAAGATACTTGGGATTATTTTGGATATGAAGAAGAAAAAGATTTTTTAAAAGACTTTAATGAAATAATAACTAATTCTAAATATAGATACTTTAATAAATATTAAATAAATAATTAATATATATAATATATATATATATGAATTTTAATAATATAATAGAAGATATAGGAATATATCATTATGCTTTAGTTAGTGGGCGTAAAAGTTCAATATTAGCAAGTGGTAACGAATTTAAAGAAGTAAAAGAAAACACTTTAAAAAAGATTAAATTAAAAGGTAATAAATTAAATAATTATTTATGTATAAAGTTAAAATTATTAAAAGTATCTGATAAACTTATTGAATTAGACCAAAAAAGCAAAATAAAAAAAATAGGTGGTCCTATATTAGTTGAAATAATATTTAATCAAATAATAGAAGGTAAAATAGTTAAATTAAAAAACTATCTACAAAACAATTCAATTTATATAACTAATGATTTTTTAAAAAGTAAAGAATTAAATAAAAAAGTATTAAAATTAATATGTTCTTCTGCAAATACTGGAAAATTAAATAATAAATTATTTTCTATAAATATAATAGATGATTTATAAACATTTAAAGATTAAACTATTTCAACATTTATAAAAAATGTTAAAATATAACCAATTATACTATCTTAAAAATAAAGAAAAAATTAAAGAACAATCTAAAAAATATAAATTAGAAAATAGTGAAAAAGTAAAAAAAAATAGAAGATTATATAGAATAAAGAATAAAGAAAAAATAAGAATTTATAATAAAGAATATAAATTAAAGAATATAGATAAAATTAAAGAAAGTAGAAAAATTTATTATAATAAGAATAAAGATAAAATAAGAAAATATAATAAAGAATATAGATTAAAAAATAAAAAATTATTAAGTCAAAAAAGAAAAGAAAAATATAAAGATTATAATAAAATAGCACTAGAAAGTGACGACGAATAAAATTAATTAAATTATAATAATAATAATTTAATAAATTTAAGCAATATAATAAAATACATAATCAAACAAACTATCAGACCTCTGAATATTCCACTGATTTATTATAAGAGACTTATAAGGTCTATCCCAAATATTATTTAATAATTTATAACCCTCCTTTTTATTTCCGTCAATAGTAAGAAAATTTTCTATTATATATCTTTTTTTATTATAGTTATTATTTTTAAACATAATTATATGTGTAGCGTTTAGACGTAAACTAGGTCTAGCTTTTGAAATATCTTGTAGTATCAATATAATACATATATTTAAATGTCTAAAATTAGTAAAAGCTCTTTCTAAAAGTGAATTGTGGCGTAGACTAGAACCAGTCGTTCCTATAACGTCATCTAAAATTAAGAGCACTTTAGGACGTTTATTTTGTTTAATAAATCTCATTTGAACTTCTATTAAATTTTTTATAACTTCATTTATATTTTTAGCCTTATATTGATGTTTTTTAGGTATTTGTTTAAAATCCCCACTTAAGTGTGATGTAGATGAAATTAATAATATTTTAGAATAATTTTTTTTTCGGTCTAATAAAGGTATAACTTTATTAATTAAATACGTTTTCCCAGAACCTGATACACCGTCTACAATAATACTTACTGATCTATCAGGTATATCATTATGCCAATCATAAGATCTAAACATTTATATATATAATAATATAGATTTTATTTTTTTAAAAAAAATATAACGTTATATTATATAATGTTTAAAAAAGTATCTTTAGTTAATCTAAGAAAACTTATAAAAAATGAAGGTTTTAAAAAAGATCCAGAATTAAAAGGATATTCATATAAAAAGAAGAAAGTATTATTAGAAGTATTAGAAAAAAAAAATATTTCAGAAGAAACAATTAACAAATATAGAACAAAGAAAAAATCTAAAGTAGTACCTAAAGAAGAACCTAAAAAACAAACTAAAGCAAAACCGGAATATATTATAAAACATTTTTTAAAAGGTGGTAAAATGAAAACTGATAGAATATACCACAATAAAGAATTAGCTATTAAATACTTTGACAAAGTAGTAAATAAATCACATGATAAATGTGTACTATTTATGAAAAAACCGGGAAAAATGAGAATTATAAAAATGTCTAAACATAAGAATAAAGATTATTCAAAGACTTATGAAAAAGCTAAAACTTTATTTAAAAAAAAATATTAAAAATAATATCTATATATTAATATATAGTAATGCCAGTTCTTTGCCTGAAAGTAGATTCAGATGCCTCAAAAATAGGCAAATTTATACAATATGAAATTGTTCCCCAACCTTTAAGACTTACAATGATAGCCTATCATTTTTATAATCCCGCAGACAATACACCTCTTTATGATCCTTACACGAAATCTTTAAAAGTTAGATTACCTTTTTTAAATTCTCATTCTTTTGTGACTAATTCCCGAGGTTTAGAAACAGGTATTGATATACCAATATGTATAGAAAATGCTAAACCGTGTAATGTTATAACCGGTTTAGATCTTACTTTTGAACCAACAAGGCCAATTTCCGTCAACATGGTTCAGGGTGAAATATACCACCGGGTTAACGACAATTTATTAGAAAAATATTCGGGATATTATACAGATCCTAATGATTTGACAACAAAAGTAAATGTTGGTGTAAGTATAAGCCTTTATTTTGAGTATGATATTTTACAGTTTGATAATTAATAAGACCTTATAAAAATTTAAATTTATTTAATAAAAAAATAATGTTTATTAAATATATATATAGTTTCATGGATTTCTCATTAATCAATTTAACTTTAAAAAAAGACAAAACACTTGACGATATGTTGTCAAAATATTCAATTTCATTACAGGCTTTTAATTATTTTTATAGTAATAAATTAATAGATAATGTAACATATTATACTTTAAAAAATGATACTAGGATTTTAATAGGTTTAGAAGATGTTAATAGTGATAAAAAATTTTTAACACCGGCTTTTGATCTTGTAGATGAAATAAAAAACAAAGACCCTAAATACGGTCTTATGAGTATAAGGGATTGGTCAGCAAACGGATTAAAAGAAATTAAACAAAAATTAAAAGATTCAGAAGCAGATGAAGGAAATTTTTATTTAAATAGTGTAGTTCAATATGATCAAATTGTTAGCACGATAAAAGCGACTTATAGTGAATATTTTAATTTAGGAGTGGTAAAAAATCAACCTTTAAAAGATCGTTATAAAAACGCAAGTAAATATAAAGTAGGTTATGTTTCAAAACTTGGTCGTCAATTAGGTGGTAAAGGTTCGGGAAGATTTCCAAAAGGATCAAAAAACCCAGCAGGAAAAAAAGACCCACCTGCAGCAGCATCAGGAGCAGAAACAAAACAACAAGACGTTGAAGCAGTAGCAGGTAATACAGTTAAAGATGCAAAAAACTATGAAGAATTAAAACAAAAAGCTAAAACATTATTAGGTATAAATTTAGATGAAAACACAGATTTAAACGCTATCATAAACACAACTTTAGACGCAGTTGGAAATTTATTAAAAGAAGAATCTAATTCTAATTTTTATAGTAAAGTAACACAACAATATAAAGATAATGTTAACAAACTACAAGAAAGATTAGAATTATTAAAGCAATTAACAAAATATAAATATAAAAAGGCAATAGTTCCAAAATTAAAAAATGATTTAACACCAGCTTCAAATGATTTAAAAGGATTTCAAAACACCTTAATAGGTATAGAAAAATTAAAAAAATCACAGAATCAAAAATTACCAGCTCTTCCTGATCCTAAACAAGATTTTACAAGAAATGACCAACAATACGCAAAAATAAAATCAGATATAGAAGAAGATATACAACAATTAGAATCAGAATTAGAAGAATACGCTTTAGAAAATAATTTAAATGTAGCAGATAATTCAAATCAATATATAAATGCACTTAACCAACAATTATTAAAACTAGGTTCTTATATTCAACAAGTTAACAATGTTTTAGGAAAACAACAACAAGCAGCAAGAAATGCACCAATTCAACAACCCGGAAGCATAGCAGCAACTGCTGGAAGTTTTGAAACTGCTTCAGCTTTTAGTAGTGGAGGTTCTAGTAGTGGCAGCAGCGCAAGTAGTTCAGAATTTACAGACGCAGGTACAGTTATAGACAATACACAAAATAGAGCAGCAGTAGGTAGTGGAATAGTTTCAGAATTAAGAAACTATCTTAAAAGATATCAAGAACTACCTTTTTATTCAAAAACAGATGAAGCTAATACATTACAACAAGATTTACAGGATGCTTTAGCAACTGATAGAACAGGTAAATTTATAAGACCCGATAAAATTAATCAAGAAGAACTCAGAAAGCATATAAACTACTTCGCCAAAAATATAGGAATAGCAGGTAAAAGTAAAGACCAAATAAAGAGCAACCAAGAAAAAGAACAAGCTAAAGACATGATAGATCAAGCAGTAAAAGATGCAAAAGAACAAGATAAAAGAGAAAAAGAAGAAGAAAAAGATGTTAAATTATCAGAGTTAAGACCGGATATTAATGAAGGAAAAGACCTTTATGAAGGTATAGACAAAGGAGAAAAACAACTTAATAATCAGAGTCAATTTTTAAAAAATCAAGTAAAAATAAAAGATGAAGAAATAAAATTATTAAAACAAAAATTAGACCAGAAAAAGAACCAAGATTTTAATAATCAATTATCAGGTATTGCCCCAGTCTTTAGAAATTTTTTAAATATTCAAATCGGTGATGTATTCCAAGAAGATTATACAGATTATGTAGATAGTATTTTTTAAAAATATATAGATTTATTAATTTTTATTTAGTAATTATAATTAAATTTATTTTCTAATTATAATTATATATAATGAGTTCAAACGCTTATTTATTAAGTAATTCACAATCCCCAGCACTAAATGCACTCCAAGTTAAAAGTGATGCATTTTCTGAGTTCTCGTATAAAATGATGCGCAGTCTTGGCGCAAATATTGCTAAACAGAGACGAGAAATTAAATTTACCCCAACAAAAGGAGGTACTTCCAGTATAGATTTATTAAAATACGGATTAGTATATAATGTATATTTAAAATTAGTTGTTTTAGATTCTGCAGCAACAGTAACAGCAGCAGTAGGCGCTATTCCGCACCTTTTAAGGTCTGTTGTTTTATCTTCTCACTCTAGAGTAATTGAAAGATTAGATAGAGCACAGATTATTAATTATATTTTAGAAAAAGCAAGCGGGCCAAATGCTTCAATTTTAACATACTCAGGAATGCAAGCACTACCAGCAGGAGCTGCTGCTAATAGTCATATATTTTATATTCCTCTCCCTTTTTCTTTTTTTCAAGGAATGTCAAAAGTTAAAGACGCTAACCACCTACAAAATTTAAATATTAGTATTCAATTCGCTACACAAGATGAAATAGCAAATGTAATTACTGCAGGAGATGCAGCTAATGTTACATTCGGCACTGATACCTGCCTTGTTCAAAACTACTACGAGATGGACCAAGCAAGCACTAACAAATTATTCGAAATGACTTATTCAAAAGCAGGATCTGCCCCAACTAATCAACTTTACACCCAATCATATAGAGAACCTATTCACGTTGGAACAAATGCAGGCACAGTGCCAATTACTTTTTCAGTGCCAATTAATACAAAAAATGTCGTCGTAAGATCTTACATCGTAGCCAGACAAAGTTTAGCAGGAACAAAAGAAAATGCATTATTACCAATTACTAAAGTGGTCTTAAATCTGAACGGAGTAGAATTTTTCAGTGCTGAAGCAGACGCTATGAATTTTGAAAAGATAGTTACGTCTGATCACTACCACAGAATTCAAAATAATGCAACAGCAGGAGCTGCCGGAAGTAACTTTTATAATATGCAAGATTTTGATTTTAGATTAATTGATATTCCAGCCTGTGACAAGTTCTCAGGAGGTCTTTCAGTAAAAAATACTTCAAATGCTGAATACCTTGTTACAGTTATCCCAGATGCAGGCAATGATGTTCATATTGAAGTGGTTCATGAGGTCTTAAATATTGTTCAAATTTCAAAAGCAGACGGATCTATGACATCTGTTTTATCTATTTAAATTAAGAATAAAAATATATATATATATATTTTCTAATAATATATATATATAAATGTCTAGTTATTTCAGAAGACAACAACGACATCACGATATGCATATTGATGAATTAACGATTCATAATAAAAAAGATTTATTTAATTTTAATAGTATAGGGGAACAATTAAATTTTACTATGAAATATGTTCAATTTAATGACAAATTCCGTCTATATGTAGACGATGATGTTTTAATATTTCAAAAAAAAGTAGGGGAAAATTGGGTTGATAAATTAAGATTAAGTTAATAAAAAAATTTATAAAAATATTTAGATTTTAAAAATATTATTTTCTTAATACTAATATATATAATGACGTCAGTGAATGACCTAGGAACAATGCTCGCCAGTGAGGCAACAGTTAATTCTTTAAATGTTCGTTTCGGATCAGGTACCTCTAATTGCTCTTTAGAAATTGCAAGTGAGCCTGCATCAGACTATACTGTAAATTTACCTTCCAGTTCTGGAACTTTAGCTTTATCTTCAGAAATTGAAAGTCTCCCTTCTGCAACTCAATCCGCTCAAATTTTAGTGGCTGATTCCTCTTTTGATTATCAAGCAGTTGATGCTAGTGGTGATGTAGCTGTTGATACTTCAGGAAGTTTTACAATTCAGGACGATGCAATAACAAATTCAAAAATCGCAGATAATGCTATCAATTTAAATAAGTGCGATTTCGCACCAGCTACCGACGGGAATGCTGAAGCTTCTAAAGTTGTGGTCTTAGATGCATCTCGAGATATTGATAATTTAAATCAAGTAGATGCTGCACAGATGAATGCCAGCACTGCAATACAAGCCCCAATTTTTGAAGTCGGTAATAGCACTGATAGGTGGAGAATGAAATTAAACGCATCTAATAATTTAGTATTAGAATATAGTTCTGATTCAGGGTCTACTTATTCGGTAAAACAAATTTTTACAAACGCATAAATTTAAATTAAAAAATAAGTATATATATAAAAAATTTTATCTAGTTATTTATATATATATATGAGTTTAGAAAAATTGAACACTGAACAATTGAAAGAATATAAAAAGAATAAACCACTTTATAAACCTGTAGTTTCAACACGGGAAGCTAAAAAAGGTATGACTTATGTGATGAAAGACGGTAAAAAGCGACTAATTCACTTTGGTGATAAATCTATGAGTGATTATCGACTTCATAAAGATGAAAAGAGAAGAAAAAATTATTTAGCTCGTGCTACAAAAATAAAGAATAAAGCAGGAGAGTATACTTATAAAGATAAAAACAGTCCGAATTATTATAGTGTTAAATATCTTTGGGCTGGTTAGAAAAATAAAAATATATACTTTATATATATAATAATATGCAAAATCTTGATCTAAGTTTTAAACATAATTTATTTACTGACGAAATAGTTCAAATACCTTTAAAAGTTGAGACGATAAAGACGACTTCCAGGGGTGCAATAAATTCCGGTACAATTTTAAATGACCCAATCTCAAGGGGTAACCAGATATTAGCAGATAGAAAAACTACAGATAATATTAAAAATGAAATCTACCGTTCAGTGCTAAGAGCTGACAAAAATGTTCAAAAAAGTTATAAAGAAGACGAGGAAGGACCACAAATGAGACCTGTTAAAATATTAGAAGAACAAGAAGACAAACAAAAGAATGATCTATTAGATTATAAAAACTATGAAACTAATATTCAAATGTCTAGATTTAATAAATATTCAGGGAAAAAAGTGGTAGATGCTGAAATAAAAAAGATTGTTAATGAAAAATATAAAGGATTAGTAAAAAGTTATTATAGAGGGGTCCAGGGTGATGATATTTTAGGAGGTATGCAAAAAATAAACAATCTTAAGAAAATGCCTAATATTGAACCTATATATGATAATCCTATTGATGATGAAATACATAAAATTGAATTAGATGAAGCTAATTTAGTTGAGTTACCTTATAAAAAATTAAAAGATCCGCGGTTTATTAGAGGTATACCAATGCCTGAAGAAGTTGCCAAAGAATCAAAGAAATTCTTAAACCTTGAAGATAATAATGAATATGACGGATTAGATCGCAATACGGTCTCAGATTCTAATTTAAATATAGATTTCGGTAATAATTATGATATTACTAATTAAATTTAAAATATTTAATATAATTAAATTAAATATTTAAAATTGATGTTTTAACTAATTCCTTTTTATTGTAATAATATTTTGTTATAATAAGTCTCTTATATTTTTCTAAACACTTTTTCTTTTTACTATTTTTTTTTAGTCCGCCTTCTTCTATTTTTCTGGTGAAGTCATATAATAGGTCTCTTTTTAATTTAAACCCACTTTTATGCATTTCAGCAACAGAATCAAAATTACTTTCAAATAATAAATTTGTTTTTTTATCATCATAATATACTTTTATGTTCCACTTAATACGCATTTTAATATAGTATATAATTATTTCTTTAAGTATATAAACGAAATATATTTTATTATAAGCTAAAAGATTGGACGACATCACCACTTGAATGATATGTAGTTTTAATAATTTCTAGTTTTTTATACTTTTCTATTGATTTTTTCTTTCTAGAATTTATGTTTAATATTCCTTTACTTTGCCACCTTGGAAAATCATATAAAAAATTTCTACTTAGTCCTATCCAATCTTTTAATATATCTTTTACATTTTTATATTCTTTAGTAAATAATAATATCGTTTTATCATCATCTAAATAATATTTTATAATCCACTTACTTAAGATCATTATATTTATATACTATATATTTATTTATATACTTTAGTTTATTTAAAACTACTTAAACATTTTCGTATATTATATAATTATAAAATGTCTAATATACTAAATAAAAAATCTTTACTTAATATAATGACTAAAATAAAACTTAATAATAGAAAAAAAAAAATAAATATATATAGTAAAAGAAAAAATAGATATATAATTAATCCTAAGTTAAAAATAGCATTAAAAGAATTAATAACCACTGATCAAGCTGATGAGGATATATTTAATTTGATGAAATCTCTTAATATATTATATAAAGAGGATACTAACAAGTTTGTTAAAAGATCAAGATATATATATAAAAAAAACAATAAATTAAAAAAACAAAAAAATTTAAAAAAATATATTTATGATGATTTTAAAATTTATAAAACTGACACAAATATAAAAGAATATTTTGAAAATTTTATTTTAAATAGTAGATTTAAAATTGACACTATAAAATTAAAAGCCGGATCTATACGAGAACTAAAAGATATATTAAATATTATTAAAACAAATGTAACCGATGAATTATTAGAGATTAAATATAATGATGTAACTTATATATTAAACGCTAGAACAATAATAAATTTATTAAATATAATAGAAGGAAAAACAACAGGAAAAACAATAAAAAAATCAGATCAAGAAACAGTTGACTATTTATCCGGTAAAAATGAATTTACTATTCGTAATGTTACAAGTCAATTAAAATTTATGAAAAAATCACCAGGTTTTTTTAAATATTTATTAAATAAAGACGTTGACATAAACTTAGAAAGATACCAAATTTATAAAGAGTTTAATAAAGAAAATTATAATTTAAATTGTTTATTATACGCTTTAAAAGCTGGAGGATTAGAAGAAAAGAAAATTAATAAAATTATAACAGAACAATATATTAAAAGTCGTAAAATACCACAATGCAAACTTGAAGATATTTGTATAAAATTAAACATTAATATAGATTTGTATAATGATAATAATAATTATAAACATATTAAATATCCTAAAAAAAGAAATAATAAAAATAAATTATTTAAAATAGGAGCATTAATAGGTCATTACTTTTTGATTGAAGAAACTAAATATACTAAAAATTTTTTAGATGAATCTTTTGATAGTAAAAAAAAATTAAATTCTTTTTATTTAATAAAGTTTTTATTAGAAAGAAAAGAAATATATTTTAAAAGAAAGATTACGCTTAATAATAAATTATTATGCACCCAATTTTATGACAAAGTAGAAGATATCAACACCTTAGAACCTATCGGAAAAAATTATAAACCTATAGAATATAAACCAGCTAAAAAAATATATAAAGACGATGACATATATTTTGCAGATTTTGAGACGTATGCAGCAGATAAAACATTAATTCATATTCCTTATTTATGTTGTTTAAGGCAATATAAAAAAATTAATAATAAAGAGTATAATATTAAAAAAAAAAATTATCAAGACTTAGATGTTCAGACTTTTTACGGAGAATCATGCGCTGTCAAAATGCTCAACTATGTAGTCAAACAAAAAAAAAAAAAAGTTTTAATATATTTTCATAATTTAAAATACGATATCACATTTATTGACAAAATATTTGGGCTAATAACATTAAGTAGAACTAAACCAGATAATAAAATAATAATGCAATATTGTAAATATAAAGGGGTTGAAATATGTTTTAAAGATACAGTTGCACTTATTCCTAGACAATTAAAAAAATTTAGCACGATGTTCAATATTGAATCAGAAAAAGAAATTATGCCTTATAGTATTTACAATTTAAAAAATATTCAAGAAAAATATATAAATATAGAAACTATTAAAAAAAACTGTATAGAGTTTAATAAATTAAATACAATAATAACTAAAGATAATATTGAATATGAAAGAGTATTTGACACTGAAAACTGGAATAGATTTTTAAATAATTCTAAAAAGTGGGATTGTATTATAAAAGATAAAGTAAACATTATTAAATATTCTAATATTTATTGTCAATTAGATTGTAAAGTTTTAAATGACGGTTTCACAGTCTTCAGAAAAATGATTAAAAAAATTACAGATTTAGATGTTGTAAATTATTGTACTATATCATCAATCGCGGATACTTATATGATAAAAAATTTAGCATACAAAGGTATATATGCTATTAGCGGCGTCCCTCGTGTATTTATTCAGAAATGCGTGGTCGGTGGTAGAGTTATGACAAGGGATAACAAGCCTCAATATCCTAAAAACAAAAAAATAGCAGACATTGATGCAGTCAGTCTTTACCCTAGTGCTATCGCTCGTCTTCCTGGATTTCTTAAAGGATTACCTAAAATTATAAAAAATTTTGATAGAATTAAAGATAAAAATAATTATTATTATTATGCTAGAATTAAAATAAATAAAGTAGGAACAGCTAGACATATGCCCTGTATTAGTTTTATGACTGATGAAGGACTTAGAAATTTTTCAAATGATCTAGAAGGTAAAATTATTTATATTGATAAAGTAGGATTAGAAGACGCTGTTAAATTTATGAATATTGAATATTCTTTTATTGGCGGATATTATTTTAATGAGGGGTTTAATAAAAAATGTATTAAATTAATTAAAAAATTATTTCAAGATAGATTAGATTTTAAAAAAGAAGACAACCCTATTGAAGGAGTCATCAAATTAATTTTAAACTCAATTTATGGTAAGACGATGTTAAAAAGTTTTGATTCAGTTGAAAAAATAATGTATAAAGATAAAGGAGAAAAATATGTTATAAGAAATCATAATTATATTAAAGAATATAAAATAGTTAATGATTATTATTATATTAAAAAATATTACAGTATTGGAGATCATTATAATCGTGTTCATGTTGGTGTGCAAGTATTAAGCATGAGTAAAAGGATTATGAATGAAGTAATATATACTTGTGAAGATAATAATATAAAAATTTATTATCAAGATACTGACAGCTTACATATAGACCAAAAACAGATGCAAAATATTAGAACTTTATATAATAATAAATATAACAAAGAATTATACGGGAATGAACTCGGGCAATTAAATAGTGATTTTGAGATGAAAGGATGCACTGAAGTATGCGCTATTAATTCTATATTCCTAGGGAAAAAAATGTATATAGACCACTTGAGAGGAAAAGATGAAAACGGAAAATACAAATACCACTATCACATTAGAATGAAAGGGGTGCCAACAAATTCAATATATCATTACAGTGAATTAAATAATGTATCATGTTTAGACGTTTACAAAAATTTATACAATAAAAAAAAAATAAGATTTGATTTAACATGTGGAGGATCTTGTAAAAAATTTGAATATAATAAAAAAGGGGATGTATTATTTAAAAAAGATTTTACCCGATTAATTAAGATTTAATTTTAAAAATTAATATATATATTTATATATATATATATTAATGTCAAAAGATAAACAAGATATAAAACCAGAAATTAAAAAAGAAGAACCTTTAAATATTATAACACCCTCTAAAATTAACGGAATATTTTATATAGAAAATAAAAAATATATTATATTAAAAGATAGAAATAATAATAATAATTATAATGTTTATAAAATTGCAAATAACGGAAGATTAAATAAAGTAGAATCTACAATTAATAACAATATATTAAATATTCAAAATCTTTATAATATTGATATTAATAATAATAAATTAAATATACAACCTTATGACGTTGATTTTAATAAATATAAATATGATTTTGTAAGAGACCCTAGAAAAGGACTAATAGAAAAAGGTGACAATTTTTATTATGATATGCAAAATAGAAAATATATTTTAACTAAAGATAATAATAATGAAATATCTATTTATAGGGTCGGATACGGGAATAAATTAACTAAATTATTATTAAAGGGTAAAGAGGTATATAACGAAAAAAATGAAAAGATAATGAATATAGATTTAGATAATAAATTTTATTATTTAGATGATAATAAAGAGAAAATTTTAGGATTAGATAGAGATAAAGCAAAATTAATTACAAATGAATTTAGCCCTAATTTATATAAAAACGATCAAACAGGTAATGATTATTTACTTACTAAAAAAGAAGGAAAAATAAAAATATATTCTGTTGATGAATTAGGAAGATTAACAAATTTAAAATATAATATAGGTATAGACGGTAATATAAACGTATTTGATAAAAATGAAAAATATTTATTTGATTTTGACCCGGATGCAGTGGCATATATTTCAGATGATGATAAGTATAATAAAAATATAAAATCAGTTAATCCTAATTATAATATTAATGAACTTAAAATAGGAAATGATTATAAAAACTTTTTAACTAATTATAAAATTAAAAAAATTTCAGATAGTAAATTTATTATTATTAATACAGAAACTAAAAAATATACAGAGGTAAGACAATTTTTAGACGGTAATTATCGATTGACAGATACAAGAGATATAAAAGACCTTAATAAAGCTCTTAAATCTAACGGAGAAGAAGGATTAGGCCAATATTTAGGCACTACTAAAGATCAAGTTTTATTAGATTTACAAAGATTTATTACAGTCAATAAAGGAGAATTTAATGCAGATGACAAAGACTTTCAAATATATCGTCAAAATCATTATGACAGCTTACACTCTACTATTTTATTCGGTGAACAAAAAATTGCAGATAATTATATAAGGCAGCAATTAATTGATACTAAAATAAATTATAATAGATTAGATCAAGAACAAATTAAATTTATATCATATAAAGCTCGTCAATATTTAATACATAACGGATACGAATTTAATAAAAAAAATATAGATAATTATTTAAATAATAATATAGGAAACGATTATAAAAATCAATTAGATTATTTAAATACTTTAGATAAAAATAATGAAACAAAAACTTTAAAATTATATAATGCTAATGAAAATACAAGACAAGAACATATATTAATAGAATTAAATAAAATAAATAAATTAAATTTAAATACACAGCAGATGAACAACTTGGCATCAGATGCTTATGATAAATCTAAAGATATAAGTGATTTTAACTTAGATAATTATTTAAATAAGTATTATCAAGATAATGCGCAGCAAACAATTACAGAAGAAAAACAAGATCAAAAAGATGCAATACAAGACGCTGAAAAAGCACTAAACACAGATAAAAAAGATGAACCAGATAAACCACAACCTACAAGAAATTTACAAACTTTAGAAAGTGCTGAACCAGTTGAAGAAGTCAATACTTTAACACAACAAGCTGAAGCAGTTCAACTAGTGGACGCTAAAGATGTTGATATAAAAGTTGAAGAACTTGACCCTTATAGAAAACTTAAAGAAGATAATAAAGAATATAAAAAGATTGAAGATGCTCAGGGTTATGTATTAAATACTTTTCAATACGAACAAATAGCACTATCTTATGAAATTGATAAAAATGAACGAGGGGAAGATTTTAATTTATATTATACTAATATTAAAAAAGATTATCCTAATTTATTAAAAGTATATTTAGAAAAACAAATTAAAATGAGTTTCTATGATTTTGTTAAAAACTTTAAAAATATAGACTATAAAGACTTTGATAAATATATTTTATTTGGTGAAAGTGCTTTTGTAGGTGGTATTGATAATATACCAATATTTGAAGAAAATAATATAAAAAATGATTATTCTTTAGATAAAATATATAATAATGATAGTTACCCCGGTTTAGTGTTGTCTAGTTTATTGACCTCTGAAGCGTCTAAAGAAAGTAAATTAGTTAAAAATAATAAAGGAGTACAAGAAAAGGTATATTTAAAACATTCAGAAGAATCAATAAAAAAAAGAATAGGTAAAAAGTTTTATAAAAATAAAAAGATTAATATAATACAATTTAAATATTTAGTTATTGTTTCATTGCTTGCTATGTTCAGTATTAAAAAAAAAAATTATGATCAGGAAGAACTAATTAATATAATTAATAGAATTATGAATAATATAAGTTATTCTTTGTTTTATATTTCACAAAATAGAATTGATTTAATTAAGAAAGATATTTTAAATATATTCAATGACTTTCAAAACTCTAAGAATGAGACTTTTAAGTTGGTTAATTCGTGTTTAGATTATTTATTTGCAGATTTACCACAACAAAGAAAAATTAATTTTTATACTTTACATAATGAAGATATTAAAAATGATCTAATGAAATTAATGCCAAATATAGAACAACAATTTGAAAGCAAAAACAAAATGAGGGAATTCTTTAATAATTTTTTTAGTGCTAAAAATCAAGCAGAAACTACTAAAATATTCCAAGAATTTAATACACACATAAACACAGAAAGAAAACTGACTATAGATGAATTTAAAAATAATTTTAAAGACGGAGTCCCAATCTTTGAAGCTCCTAAAGATGAAAAGGGAACGACTTATAAAGTCAGAAATACAAGAACAGGGGAAATAGTTGAAAAAGTATTTATACCAAAAGATGATACTAAACCAGCGAAAACAATATTTATAAATGAGGAGGGTTTGAGGTATGAAAAATTAGAAGAAAAAAGACAAGATTTAAATGAAAAATTTAAAGAATTAGAAGAAAAATTAGATGAACCAGAAACAGAAGATGACGAAGAAATTTTTATTGATTCAGATGAAGAAATACAGCAACAAGAAAATAAAAAAGCTTTAATAGTTGTAGATACTCCTGATATAGATAAATATGTTGATCCTAAAAAATTCTTTTTAGTTACAGATGAAACAAAATTAAAACCTTTATATAGAGCAGTAGTTATAAAACCTTTTTTAAGAAGGTTTAAAAGGTATATGTCGTCAGATGAATATAAAAACTATAGGGCAAAATTTCAACAAGTAATGACAGGAGATTTTAATAAAATATTTATACCTTCTACTAAATTGCCAACATTAAATAAAATTATTAATAGATTAAGTCAACAAGGTAAAGATATATTCAGAAATAGAACTAATAGTTTTATTAATCCGAATGATCCAGATTTTAAAAATTTCATGTATATTTATGAAAATATAGGCTTTAAAGGGCGTTTCGTACTACATAAAAGGTTTAATATTTCAGATGATTTTATACAGACTCTACCCGAAAAATTAAAAACTTTTCAACAAGATCCGCAGTCTTTACAAGTTGATGAAGAAAAATATATATATAATAAAGAAGAAGTAGAAAATGCTGAGAAAAAAGATATAGATTTTAGTAATAGTAGAAAAAATAATTTATTACCTAGTATTAGTGATTTAAGATTTATGAATTTAGCTAATTTTAGTTATACTTTAGAAGGTTCATTATTAACAAGAGCGAGAATGCGAGGACAAAAAGATAAATTTATAAGAAGAGAAACAATTAAAAATAAATATATAGGAATGAATGAAACAATTCAATATAGTTCAGGATTAGGTAGAATAGATTTAAATAATCCTAAAGTATTAAAAGAATATAATGAAATTTTAAAATTATTTAATATAAGTAATACAAAAGTATATTCTAATTCTAAGGCTGAAATCGTAATTATTAAAGGTAAAGATAAAATGTTAATTAGTTTTAGAGGCACAGATTGGACACAATTAAGAGACGATATTGATGATATAAACGTATTTGAGGATGAAGGCTTTCATCTAGGATTTTATACTAGAGCTAAAAGATTGTTAGAAATCTTAAAAGATAATAAAAATATATTATTTAATAATAAAAAGAAATTACCTATATATATAGCTGGTCATAGTTTAGGAAGTTCTACTTCTTTGATCGCTTCTTATTTAATGTTAAAAGAATTTAAAAATATAAATATTCAGGTTGTTGCTTGGGCTTTACCTAAATTTTTTAAATCTAAAACACCAGAAGAAACAAGAAAAAAAATGAATAATTTTGACTTAATATTTAATCAAAAATTTAGTTGGTATAAAGTGTATAATGCACATAATGACCCAGTTAAAGATGTGCCACCTTACTTTTTAACACCAAATCAAAATTGTTATTTTATGTATGAAGACAGAATAGAAATAGATAATACAAGCCCAGTGACGTTTGTGAAATTCGGAAAAGATGCATACCAATTTATTCGTCGGGCTAGTCATTCATTATATCCTAATTATCATCAGTTATTTTTAAAAAATATTAAAAAACCGGTAACAATAATAAAAGAAAACCCTTTATTAAAAGAAAGAGATATTAAAATTGATGATAGAACAAAAATTATTAATAAGATAAAAAGTCAATTTAAATTTTTATCTGATAAAAAATATGATGTTCAATTTGAAAAAGATATTACACAATATTATTTTGATGTAAAAAATAAACCTATGCCACTAATTCCAAATATCGAGGGATTTAGTAAAAGAATATTAAATAATCAAATTAATAATATTTATAATGTTTATTTAGATTTCCAACAACAAACAGGTTCCAAAGATGATGAATTTTTAATAAAGAATGCATTTTTTAAAGTTATATCTGATAGTATTGATGAAAGAAGAGGAAATAAAAAAATTAAAAAAGAAAAAGATATTGTAGAGATGCAAGTAGGTGCAGGAGGTAATGTAAATTTAGGAGGTAATATAGAATTATAATTCTATTTCTTTTAATTCTATTTCTTTTAATTCTTCTTCTTTTTGTAATAATTTTTTAACAACTAATAATTCTACTAAACTGTTTTTTTTACATTTGCTAACACCAATACATTCTGATATTATAGCAACTACTGAAGAAACCCCTGCAACTATACCAAGAATAAGCTCTACAGTAGTATCACATTCAAAATTGTCGTCTAAGTTTAGCATATTCGTTTGATTCATTATATATTAAAAAAGTATATAATAATTTTTAATTTTTTTCTTAATTATATTATATATGCTTTTCAGTAACGAATTTATACTAAGTTATATAGAAAAAGAAGTTGAAAGGATTGAATCTAAACACCTTAGGAAGTCTAGTGTATATCAATATGCTTTATATAGGTATCAAAAAAAATGTATCTTTAGTATCACTCGTAAAAGATTTAAAGAAACAAAAAACTACATGAGGAAAATGCTCTTAAGACAGCTATGTTTAAATTTATTAGAAGAAAAATATAATAAAATTATACATGATATACCAACAGCAACTTATACGCGAAATTATAATAATTTTTAAAATATTATATAGTATTATATGTATAAAAATAAAATAAATATAGGTGGTAAAAGTGTGCCTAAAAGTTATGTGCCTACGTCTTTAAGTAGTGCGGATAAGAAAAAACAAATAGAATCAATCAAAAAAGGTACAAAAAGACCACAATTAAAAAGTTTCAAATCTAAAAGATCTAGTTGGGTCTCACAATTTGAAAAAAAATATAATAGAAAAATAAATGATTTAAAGTGGATATCTAATAATTTATATAGACGTAAAGGAATTGCACAGACTTTAAGAAAAGGAAAGGCTGCTTATTTCAGCTCAGGATCAAGACCTAATCAAAATATGTTTTCGTGGTCTTATAGTCGTCTAGCGTCTGTTTTATTAGGTGGACCAGCCAGAAAGGTAGATAAAAAAATTTGGGAAAAATATAAAGTTAAAAGATGATTTAAAGAAAAAAACCGAAACTATTTATATATATAATGTTATATTATATATATATGTATAGTAACAAATACAAAAAAGACCGAGCTTTTGGTTTAATGTGTGAAGAAAAATGCAAAACCAAAATAGAAGACTATTTAAATACTAAATTAAAAAAGACAAAAGGTAAATACCACAATTTTGACTTTGTAGATAAAAAAAATAAAATATATGTAGAATTAAAAAGCAATCGTTGTTTATCTACACAATATAAATATTCTATATTTTCTATTTACAAATTATATTTTATTCAAAATAACCCTTCTTATAAATATTATATAGCCTTCAAATTTATAGATGCTCTTTTAATATTCAAATTTAAACGTCATAAAATATTCTTTAAAGATTGTGGCAGAACCGATAGAGGTAAAAATGAAATTAAAAAATATTGCTGTGTATACAACTCTCATTTAAAAAAGATTGAATAAAAATTTTATGTTTTAATGATTTTTTATGTATTGAAAAACCTTTTTTTAAAATATTAGAACCACATAAACATAAAAAACGCTGTTTAAAATCATCTTCATGAATCATTTTATATTCTAAAGATTTTAATTTTATTAATTCTTTATTATTATATTTATAATCTCTACTTCTATTTATTATTATATTTTTGTTTCTATAATAATAACTTCTATAATATTGTTTTATATCTTTGGTTTTATTTGTTTTAAAACCTTTTTTTTTTTTTTTCTTTTTTAAAACCTTTTTTTTAATAGGATATATATTTTTATTAAAATCAACTTTTAATATATTCATATAAAATAATTAATATAATTATTTTATATAATTTACTTATTTAATTTAATTTTTAAAGTTTTAATATTTATTAAAGTATCTATAATTAGCATTATCAATTATATGTTTAAAAGACTCTTTATAATCTGAATATGTTTGAAAGCCTAAATCTTCCCAATATTCTCTTAATATACTTCTAAACAATACATTAATATTCCTTTTATTATATTCAGGGTTTTTTACAAATAATTCATCAATAATATTACATAAATCAGAATAAGCACACCTATCAAGGTCATAACCTGTTTTATAAAAATGCTCAATATAATTACAAACTATTTTTACTCTTATTTTACGTTTTATAACTAAAATAGCAAATTTTTCTAAAAATTGTTTAGGTAATTCGGTATTTATAGTCATTATCTCATATTCATTAAATAATTTATTTTTATTTTTCTCACTAACAAACCTTAATAGATGCCCTATATCTGAATTATCTAAAGCTTGATAAACATTGTATATAGACTTTTTTAAACTTTGGGATATACTATTATCATTAAAATTTTTTATATTTCTTAAAGTAAAATAATTAATCGTGTTAATATCAAAAATACTAGATAGATCCCTTTGGGCGTTATTTTCGGAGTTATTTTGGGGGGTAATATTATTAAAATTCATTTCGTTTATTTATAAATATAATAATAGGCGTCCCTTTAAGCCACTTTTGAGGGGGGTTTAGTGGTCTCTTTACACTTCAGAAATCGCGTTTATACCTTTCTAAGACATATAAACCCCTATTTTACTTTTTAACCTGGTCTATATGTCCGAAAAAGGGTGTTTAGACGGTTATTAAAGGTCTAAACTGTAATTTCTGAAAATCGTGGTCTATATGTGATATAAAAGGTGTTTTTTGCTAAAAAGCCTTAAAAATCAGAAAAAGTTAGGCCTAGGCGGGGGAGAAAAACCGCCCTGGGGTTAAATAATAGCCAATTTTTAGCCCAATTTAGGGAAAAGCCACCTATTTCTATATTATAT